CACTATCCTCTTCGTCGGCAGCGTCAGATGTGTATAAGAGACAGATTTTATACAATTTAGTTAAATTATATGAAATTTTATTTAATCCCAAAAACTCTTATGTATTTAACGCCATGATCAGCAGACAGTTTTACAGTTGTAGCAGTATCGCTTGCATATGTAAACGATACTGCAGATATCGTGCTGTCATTCGAACCATGAGCCACGAAGCTATAGGATTTTCCTATTTTTTCGAAGATAACCCTTGGAACAGTTACAATACTGCGAATATCATCATCACTAGCACCGAACGCAAACACAATAAATTTGTAATCACTTAGTTTTCGATCACCATAATGATTAATTGTTTGACTTGTTGTCGAAACAGATGTTCCTACTATGATTGTATCGTAATCAGAATTTAACTGCGCAATATCTGTGTGTGCATCCGCAATCCCCTGCTCCATATGATTAAAATTTTCTGCTGACAAAGGTGTATTCCCCTTTACCCATGTTTTCTTTGTATATGCCATTTTCTATTTCTCCTTTCGTTCTAACAACAGTAAATCTGATCTTCGCTATTACTGCAGCAATAGATCATCTGTCCTTTTACAAGCTCTGCCGTTACATATTTTGTTGTTCCATCTAATTGTGTCAATACAAGCGTTGTTCCACTGGCAGAAATTCCTGTAATCGCCTTATTTGCGTCTGTCTGTTTTGCAGCCGTATAACCTAACGCTGTGTTTACGTTTGATGCCGTTATTTCTCCTCTTATTGTTGCACTGGATTTATTTTCAACACTTCCTAATCCTACTTGAGACTTTGTGACTCCGTGAGGATTGTTTTTGTTTCCTGTGTGATTACTCACATAGTTTTTTATTTTATTCCACAGCTTCAAAAGTCCTGTTTCATCTAAATAACTTGCCATCTAATCACCATTCCTTATGTAAGATTTGTATCCATCCATGTGTTCGTGATCGCAGATATTTGGAATTTTTCCCCTAGTGCATCCCACGCTTTTCCGTTCCATGCAACATTCATCCCTGCGGCTCCATAAGATGACGCTGCTACAATATCATAAACATCTCCTGTTGTTTGTCCAGATGTTGGCAATTTATCTTCTGTCGCCACAGACCCTCTATATTTATACACACCAGTAATATCGGATTTTTTTGCGTATGTGCTTGATAAGGTTGCATTTGTTGGAAGATCATCGAGTTTTGCCTTATCTGTGTGGGACATAAGTCCTGGAATGCCAACATCCGCAGTTGGCAATTCTACTGATGTGTGCATAAGGATGTTGGAAGATGTATTATTTCCCAATCCTATAGTCATCTTATGCTTTTCAGGGTTAACACCCAATATTAAATCTAATCGTTTCCAATCACCACTACCACTTAAAAATGCTTCATTATGTCCAGTACTTGGAGCCGGTACTAATCCATGTGTACCGGATGCAGAATCCGTGGCTCCTTTAAAATCACTATAAGTTGTATTGCTGTCCGCACCCCATACCGCTGTTCCTTCTGAACTCCATCTTAGAATCTGCCCAGAGCTACCGCCGGCAGGAATATGCTTGTTTCCTGAACTCGTAGGATGTGCATATTTATTTGCCCCTTCCGCGATTCCTGCGAGCTTTGTTTTTTCTACTGTTGTATAATCATTTGTAGACAATCCTTTGCCATCTACTTTATCTACTTTTCCTGAGATCATATTCGTTATCTTTGCTACTATCTTCTGCCAGAGATATAAGACACCGTTTTGATCAAGATAATTATTATCTGCCATTGTTTTCTCCTTTAATTTAAGATTCCCTCTAAAACTTCATTTGTGATTGGTTCCAGGTTTAATCCTGGAAGGTTGTACATTTCTGTTCTAACTTCACTTATCTGAGCCTTTAAATTTACAGAATCGTTTACCTGTTTGTCTGTCAATGTACTGATTGTTCTTCCAAGAGTTATTTTATTATTTGTTGGATTCTCAAGATCTAGTTCATATTTACTTACAAGATAGTACGTGCCCACATCTCCGAATGTGCTCATGATTCCATGCTGTGTAGAAATGCAAGGAACAAGATCTCCCAACCTGATAGAATTTATATCTACATCAATCATATGAAGATCCACTGCAGTAAGTTCAATTGTAGTTGCCAGATTGATACACGTTTGCAGATATTTCTTGGCTTCTTCTAATAATGTGTCTGGATCATAAATATCCGAAAAATCAACCTTATCATAAATCCATCCATATAAATTTACCGCTTCTTGGTTATATACATAATCTGTTCCATCATGGCCATTTGCCGCTTTAATATCGACATTTTTATTATCAACAACTGCTCCCAGCGGGATGATTGCTGTTTTAATATCTTCTGCCTTCGAATACTTCTTTAGATCAAGCAGATTCTCTCCAAAACGGATCACTTGATTACTTACTTTCCCATATTGCTTTACGTAGTCAAGATATCTGATTCCGTTTTCATGCCTTACTCGAAGATAGCCGTCGTATTTACCTAAAAAATTAGAACCAAGAAAATCCCATGTCTTTTCATAGTTCGTAGACAATTTTGTAATGGTTACGCTATCTATATCGATTACTCCAATTGTAAAACGCTTTGCTTCTTCTACCTGTGCGTTATGTTCTTCAATCAATCTCTTGAATATTTCAATATTCGTATCTGCCTGACCTATTTCTGTTGTTTCAGTACCATAATCATGCGCACGTTGTACTGAATCTAACAAAAAAGCAAGCTCCCCTTCACAGGAAATCTGTCCAGTGTTTTTGAAGTCTTGTTCGTTTGTCAGACTTCTTCCAGAAAACAATAATTCATCGTCTGCATATACTTCAATCTTAGATTTTAGTTTATTTACGTCATTTACATGAGGATGTGTTGAAAGCATTCCAAAATCAAGATTTCCTGTTTTATTCAGTTCCAATGAGATTTTAGGTGAAAGCACATGATAATCTGAATCACGAATATCATGTAGCACTTTTCCATCACACAATACTCTATACATTTACAAACTACCTCCTCGATAATCAATTGAAATAACGCCAGTTCCTTTGAACGTTAAAATATTATCTCCTTCTGTCAACCAGATGTTAAACACTTTATTTCTGCCTGCGAGAAGTGAATATTCTGTGCCATTGTAACTAACTTTCATTGCTGTACTACATTCAATAACTGGAATGATCCGTTTTCTTCTTCCTGGAATGCATAACTGATACTCTCCATTGACTTTAATACCCTTATATTCTCTTATAATGTCTGTTTCAAAATTGAAGGTATCCCATTCCCAGTCTTCAAGGGATGAATATCTTTCATACTTATACGGATCAACATCTCCTGAAATCACAAGCTTTCCATTTACTCTGTCAGTTTTTTCAACGTCAATTGTGAATCTTCCAATATAATAAAAACTAGGATCTGTATCGAGTATGATCTTCACTCTCTTACCCACAAGATTATTTGCAATTTCAGAAATGCACATTCCCCACTGAAAGAAATCTTCGTCCGGAGTTTCAAACTCTAAAGAGATGTTTCGGTTTTTATACTTCACATCTCCGCCAGTAATCGCTTCTGTGATATCCAGTGTTCCGTCTGCCCCTGGAATATCCTGTTCATAAGTTTTTGGTTCCGGAAAACCAAGAGTAATCGCAGTCCATCCAAGATCCCAATCTCTCAATGTATGTTTTTCTCCAATCATTACTCCTAATGCTCCGCCTGCCATTTTACACACCTCCTCTTGATTTTCTGGTTGCAATCGTATTCAGCTCTGTATCCATATACGGAGCAATCATTTTTGTAATTTCTCGTCCATCTACGATCACTGGAACTTCAATTCGTTCTGGCCCAGTATAAACTACTGATGGCGCTCCATCAGATGATTCTGTTTGCACAACCGGCTGCATCCTTGTTGTGATCGTCTGCATCTGCAGGTTAATCGCATCCTGCATCCTTGACTGAATATCTTGAACGTTCAACTTCGCTTTCGCAAATTTTTGCGCCATGTTCTGAGAAATCATTCCCATTTGCTTATACAGATTTGGAGCTTCTTTTTCATGCCCTTTGATCGCTCCCTGAATATCATAGGAACCAATCTCTGTAAATTCTCGAGACGGGGAATGAATCTTAAGTGTGTCTTTGGCCGTCTTGATAATGTTCTGGCAGATTTTTTTCATGGATTTGCTGAGGTTTCTGGTTTCGCTTTCCATACCTGCAGTTAATCCCTTAGCAATATTAACTCCTGCCTGTTTCATCTCTTTCTGCAGATCATCTGTGACTGTTTTCATTTCAGATTCATAATTTGCTTGAAGTTTTGCAAGATCATCTCCAAAGAAGTTTTCAGAAAATGTTTTGGACATGCTCTGTTGCTGATTCCACTTATTAATGTAAGCCTGCTGTTCAGCTTCTGACATATGCTGAAACCATGCCATATAAGCATTTCCTGCATCAATGTCCATTCCGAGAATCTTTTCCATCATAGACTCAGGAATCTTGTTTTCTAGCGACTTCAAGTTCTTTTGATACTTTTCAATGTCCATGATATTCTGATCAAGGTTATAGATATTTCCCCAAGATTGCTGTTTATCAGTTAAACTGTCCATCTTGTTCTTGATGTTGTTATACGCTTCCTGGTATTCATCTGACAGTTCCTGTAGTTTTTCCTGTGCAATCTTATTTAATCGATCAGCTTCTTTCTCAAATGCATCATTGTATGCTGCTGCCGTTTTTTCTCCTGCAATTTTTAATTGCTTTTCTTCTGCAGCATTCTGCTTCTTTAACTTTTTCAGCTGTTTTTTTAATTTTGCTTTTTTCTTTTTATTTTTTGTCTTACTGATCTTATCTTGAAGATTTTTCTCTGCTGTATCGTGCTTCGAAGAAACTTTACTTGTCTGCTGATCAATGATTTCTTGTACAGTTTCTGATGATCTTGACTTGGCCGTGTTGAGTGCTTCGGATATACCAGACACAAGGTTGTTTCCGATGTCAGAATAATTTCCTTTTTTTGATGCACTCTTAGCTGCAGATAACGCTTCATTTACAGATAGCTTCATTTCTGCATTGAGTTCTGTCTGTCCTTCTCTGACACCCTTTGCTACACCTTTTGGAATATTCTTACCAATCGCATCTTTATATACACGAGATGGAGAATGGATTCCTAAGGCTGTTGCTGTAGCTTCTACTGATGCGTTAGCCATCTCTCCAGAAGCATCTTCCACATCTTTCGTATGCTTTCTGATACCTGCTGCCATTCCTAACGGCATCCATTTTCCTACGTCACTTTCCATGACACGGGATGGTGAATGAATATTACCTTCTGCTTTTGCGGCTGCAACTGCTGCTCTTACTGCTTCTCTTGCGGCTGATGATACAGCACCAGAGTTTGATCTGATACCAGATGCTAATCCAAGAGATAAATTACCACCAACAGATACAAAAGAAGATTTCTGTGCACTTGCTCCGGAAGAACCTGCTTTAGATACTTTTGAACCAGCTGATTTTGCTGTTCCAGACTTCGATGTAATCCCTTTGGAAAATTCCGATGTCATCTTTCCGCCGGCTGTTTTTGCTTTTCCTGAACCGGAAGCAAGCCCTGTTGCGGTTGTTTTGCTTATTTTATCTGCGGCTGATTTTGCTTTACCAGATTCTTTTGAAAAAGAAGATAAATAACTATTAAACGATTGAACTCCGGCACTTGAATTATTCGTAGCAGTAATCTTACTTGCTTTTTTGATTGCTGTGCTATTTTTCTTAACTGTAGTAGCTGCTTTTCCTGTTTTGGTTGCAATAGCATCAAACGAACTTGCTGCAGCTGAATTATCTACCTTGCCGATTTTTAAACTGTTTTTTATCTTTGTTGCCTGGATTTTTGTCTTTTGTGCTGTACTATCAATAGCTTTTGTAAAACCAAATGCATTCTGATCTCCGGATAAGTCTATCTTTGTTAGTTCTTTGATTGCATCTTGAACTGGCGTCTTTCCTTGTGCAACTTTCGTTGCAAGTTCTGTTGGAATCTTAGACCCATCAATTCCTGCTTTTGTTATTGCTTCCTGGAAAGAAATCATACGACTCAATGCAGCTGCTGCTTCCCTTGGCTTTCCACTACCAGATGTGATTGCATTTGCTAAATAGTCCGGTACCTGTATACCACCTTGCTGTGCCTTAGCTTTCAGATCTTCGAACGTGACAAGATTTTTTACTGCCTGCACAGACATAGGAACCGCATATTGTCCAGAACTAATTCCCTGTGCTACATTATCAGGAACTTTAACACCTGCATCCTTTGCTTTTTGAATCAGATCAGTCCAATTGATCGCATTCTGTATCTGTTTTGCAGCACTCTTAAATGATATGGATCCATCAGAAATTCCTTTTGACAGATACTGTGGAATTTTCATTCCCTGTTCCTGCATCTTGGCCAACTGATCGGAATTAACTAGATCATCTAATTTGATTAAACTCTTTAATTCTTTTCCGGATGTTGGATTTGCATAAACGCCCTGTTTAATTCCATCTCCAACTGATTTCGGGATATCGCTCGCTTTAATCTTTGCCTGTTTGGCCAGATCATCTAATGATTTTAGATACTCTGTATAATTTGTCTGAGCTGTATATTTGTCTGTATATGCAGTCAGTTCTTTTTGTGCTGCATTTAAATTTTTACCACTTTGCTCAACTGCCTTATTGGCTGTCATCATTGCATCATAGTATTTTGTCAGATCATTAGAAGCTTTCTTATATTCATCACTGCTTGTTGTTATCTTTCCCTGATTTACCTTTGCGGTAACCTGATTCATTTTTTCAACAGCGGCATTATATTTGTTTGTTGCTTCTGTCTTTTTCTTGATGGCTTTTTCATTCTCAATGTCAGCCTTGGCCACTTTGGATGCTGCGCTTTCCATCCCTTTCTGGTAAGCCTTGGCCATTGCTTGTTCTTTCAATGCTGCTATATTTTTCTTGATCGCAGAAGTAGACTTATTTATCTTATCCGCTTCTTTGTCATACTCAAGATTCAGCCCTGGTAATAATTCATTTAATTGTTTAACTACACTTACAATCTGTGCTTTTGTCCCGGCGCTCTTATGCTCAACATTCATCAGTTTTGTCAATTTTTGATACAACTGATCTGCCTGAACACCATTTGCACGTGCAGAATCTACATTTTTCTGATTTTCTTTATGTAAGCTCTTGATCGATGCTGCCATCTCTTCTTGTTTCTTTTTGAGTTTTGTACAAGAAGAATAGTATCGATCTGCTTCTGTAACCGCTTTTTTCTGTGTCAAAGCATATGCTGCGACTCCTGCTGCTAATGCTCCAACCGCAACAACTCCAATTCCAACCGGGCCACCTAAAGCTGTGCAAACTGTTTTGAAGGCTGCTGTTGCAGTTGTAGCTGAGATTGTCTTTCCGGTAAATAACTGGATTGCTGTTCCTAATATCTGAACACCTGTACTTGCACCTTCTGTAGCTGCAGATACGGTTCTAAACGCAGTTACTACTGTTGTTACTGCTTTGTATCCTTTAAAAACTGTAAGTAAGCTAGTAGCAACAGGTAAAGCTACTTCCATGTTATTGCCAACAAGTTTCGCAGCTGCTCCTAATACCTTTAATCCACCGCCACCAACTGCTTTTGCTACTGTTCCAAGATTTTCAACGGTATTTATAGCTTCTTCAGGAACAATTTTTTTAATTCCACCCTTTTTCAATTTGCTAGATAGGATTCTTAATTGCTTTGTCCCAACACCAACGGCTTTTGTTAAAGGTGTCTTAATATCTTCATAGATACCAATTCCCACCGCTTCTGCTGCCGACCCAAGATCATACAATGCTCCTTGCAGATTATTGTTCATGATATCTGCCTGTTTCTTAGCTGCGCCGGAAGAATTATCAATTGCCTTTTGCAGTTTATTGAAATCGGAATCAGATGCATTAACGATTGCCAACAGACCAGACATTGCTTCCTGTCCTGCAATAGCTGCAGCATACTGGGATTTCTGGCTGTCTGTTAATCCAGAGAACTTTTCTTTTAATTCCGCCATCGTCTGTCTCATTGGCTTCATGGATCCATCAGCTTTTGTTGTACTGATACCCAAAGCACTCAATGCTGCTGCTGCATCTTTTGGCGGTTTTACAAGTCGTGTCAGGATAGATCTTAACTCTGTACCTGCCTGTGATCCCTTGATTCCGGCATTTGCCATCAGTCCAATTGCTGTAGCTGTATCTTCGATACTGTACTTCATAGACCCGGCCAGAGGGGCAACATACTTAAATGTTTCTCCCATCATTGCAACATTGGTGTTAGAACTACTCGATGCTTTAGCCAGTACATCTGCAAAATGTCCGGAGTCCTTTGCTTTCAGTCCAAACGCAGTCATGGAGTCTGTCACAATGTCGGATACTGTTCCCAGGTCTTCTCCGGAAGCTGCAGCTAAATTCATAACACCAGACAATCCTGAAACCATCTGATTTGTTTTCCATCCTGCCATAGCCATGTACTTAAGTGCTGTAGCAGATTCCGTAGCAGAAAACTTCGTTGTAGCTCCCATCTGCTTTGCTTTTGCAGATAGCTTTTCCAGGTCCTTTCCAGATGCTCCGGAGATTGCCTGAACCTCACTCATTCCTGCTTCAAAAGACTTACCTACATCGATCGTCTTTTTTGCGGCCGCCACAGATGCAACTCCAATTACTGCTGCAGATTTTTTCATCAATCCGGCCATCTTTGATGTTGCGCTCTCTGTACTTGCTACTGTACTTTGATTAGATTCTTTCCAAGATTTTTTTGCGCCATCTGCACTTTCTTTTGCAGTATCCTTTACCTTTTTATGAGACTGCTGCATCTTCGTAGATGCGGATTCTGTTCCTTTTGCTGCAGTATCAGCTCCTTGCTTTGCTGCCCGTCCTGCTTTCGATGCTGAATCCTTTGCACTCTTTTCTACTTGTTTTCCAGTTTTCTCTGCTGACTTAGCAACTTCTTCTACACTCTTTTGCGCCTGATCAGAAGCTTTATCTATCTCCTGTGCTGTACTCTTAGAAGAAGATTCAACCTCTTTCTTAAGATCATTTAATCCTTTTTCTGCACCAGAATTATCCAGTTTGGTTTCTATTGTAACTGTACCATCTGCCATGTCTTCACCTCGTCAAATACCTATATACCTAAAAATCTAAAGTTTCTAAGCTATTTGACGTCCTGGGTGCTCAACCTGCAGATCCAAGCTCTCGCCTGTTCGCTTCTCTTATCACAATATTCCTGACAGATCACCGCCATTTAGCAGTATCTGTGTTATCTCATCCTGTCTCTTCTTCTCTTCTTTACTTATATCATCCGGAAGTGCATAGATCTTTTGCATCTCCCTTATCCTTTTTCTCTGTTCTTTGTCAAAATTCTTTAACTCTGCCCCGCGATACCCAATGATCTCGCAGATTTTACAATCATCATGAAGGGCACTAAACAATGACATAAACTTCCACCAGTGCAAAAAATCAACCTCGAACAGATCAATCTTATAATCCTGCATAAACCCTGCATTGATATAATCAAAATCATATTCAAAACTGATCACTTTTTTCTTTGTTTTCGTTTTGGATTGTTCATCTTCCTTGCCGCAGGAATAAAACCACAGCATTTTTTCCATAGCTTCTTCCAGATCATCCGGAACATTGTTTCTGTAAAAAAGTTTTAGTGCATCATAATATTTTGCATTTGCGATCGCATCTTTTTCTTCAATATCAATCTCTTTCATCATTTCTTCTGCAAACTTCTTTTGGCCATCGGTAACTTCTTTTCCAAAAATAATCCCTTCAACATTCATGATCGTTCGGAAATCAGCATCGATCTTATATGTTTTACTCCCGATATCCACTGACACCGGGAGTTCTCTTCTAATCATTCAACTCCTAACATCTTAGACAGTTCATTGACTCTCTTTTCATGATCTGCTAACTGTGAATCTCTGATAGAATAAAGCTTCTTAACTGCTTTCGTTCTTTCTGTCAGATCATGTTTAGCAGTAAAGATTTTATCTGCAGAACCTTCTCCGAATACTGCATCAAAAAACCTACTCATGATTTCTGACTCGTTTGCAACGCCTTCTGGACCCATCATTCCATCTTTTACATTCTTTTCTTCGTACTCTCCAAGTTCCTTCCACATCTCTTTGCTTGCATCATTAAACTTCTTCATCATATCTGCATCCAGAAAATTAAATGCAAGCTTCTCTCCATTCCAAATAAACATATATCTTACTCCTTAATTCTAATTCCAAGCTTCGCTTCGCTTTCGTTTACTCCGTTGCTGAATCCGGTGTAAATGTCTTTGTCTTTGTATCAAATTTACCCATAACAGGATCTCCTTTGTCGTGAAGTGTTCCCTCAACCTGTAATTCTCCGTCATTATCAGAGAAACTTGAAATTTCAGCAGCTACGGTAAACATACGTGCTTTGAATACTGTCCCAGTGGTATCTCCCTCTACTTTTTCATCCAGATCAACGCGAACAAATTCACGTTCTGCATCCGCTCCTGTTTTTCTCTCTTTACCAATGCTGACCAGATCTTTAATGACCTTTTCGCTTGGAATCTGATCGGCTGTAAATCCGTGTTCACCTTCATAACTTGTAATGCTTGATGTGGATGATTTATCATTGATATATTTTTTACTTGTTGTCTGTGCTCCTGGATCTTCATTTAACTCTGTAAAACCAGTTCCCATAAGTTCGAAGTTTTCTCCTACTTTTAAGTAAGAAGCTTCCTGATAACGCTGTTTTACTGTTTTACTTGCTGTTTCTGCCATTTTATATTCCTCCTAATTTTTGATAATAAATTAACTGACACTGAATCTGGTATTGTGCTTTTGTTGCATCTGCGTTAAACACGTAGCCATTTGTCAGTGCCTGTATTTTAATTGCTCTTTTTCCTTTATCCATTTCCGGAAGATCATTATTGATCGTACATCGTTCCAACCAGTCTGAGAAATCTTCGTAAAACTCCGCTACGTCAATATTCTCTGCGACGTCTGCCCCGAAGTACTCACGGCTTGCCAGGACAAAATTAAAACGGCGTTCTGTGTCGCCGTTAATATATCGCTTTTTAATTGGCTGTGATGTTACCGATGCTTCGATTGCATAACTTTTTGTATCTTCCGGAAGATGTTCCACGCCAACCAGATCATCAAAAGTAGATAAACCTGGATAGTCCTGGATAAATGCTCTCACACTTGCAATCACACTCATTCTGCTTTCCCTCCAATAAATTTCGCAACAGATCCTGTAATCTGATCGCCATTATCCGCCCAACACCTCTTGTCCCATTCTTTGCCACGGAGTCCACTACCTTTGTTCTCCCAGTATTGTCTCTGTGCATATGGTTGCACATAAACAATAGAATCTTCATTTTCTATCGCTGTATTTTTTAATGGTCCTTTTAAGTACGGAACATACGGATCTGCTTTTCTTCGGAACTCACCAGTAAAAAATCTTTGTGCTGGTCCACCAATCTGAAGACCTCTTGTCTTTAAGATCTGATCTGGCGAAAGTTCGACTTTTACTTGTGTTCCCATTTAAGCACCTCCGATTCTCCAATGCGGTAAACCTCCTCTCCGATTATCCGAAAACGATAATACTTTTCCTGTATACTGCTGCTTTAAAAACTCTGATTCTTTTTCAAAATCTTCTAACAATCCTTTTCCAAACAGATCCCCGTTGTTGATCGTCCAATACTTTTCTGCTTCTTCGGCAGATAATCCACGATACTTGTCCGCATCGATATATTCTTTCCCTTCTGTATCTGCAGATAATGGAATACGGATCTGATACAAATCGGCAGAACTAAGTCCCTGATCGGTAACAGTTGTCTGCTGCTTTGTGTAAAAATTAACACCTTTGATCTGAGTCTTTAAATAAATCTTTCGTGCTGTCTTTTTATCAACTCCGTGACTGTTATAGATCGTGAGGTCTGCATTTGTCATCATATGGCCCATACCCCCTGTACATGAGTCCCGTATGTGCAAGATAAGGATATGCTGCTTTTTGACAACGGTGCTCCACAGTGCCTGTTGTTTTGCTCTGACTCGTCACAAAACTTACACTGTATCCATCGTTGTTCTCACTTGCGATTTCCCTTCCTGCATCATCTTTTCTCATTCTGTCCTGATACATTACATCTGCCACTGCGCATGTGGCCAGACTCACTTCCTCTGGAATCTCTGTCATATCATCAACTCTGGCAAATGTAAGGAATTTCACAAAAATGCTTGCCTTTAAGATCATTCCAGGGAAAGCTTTCTCCGGTATGATCTCGCCATAAAATTTATTTTCGTAGAAATCCCTGTTTGCATATTCCACCATACCGGATCACCGCCTATCCTCTGGAAATGATTCTTGCAATTGGAATTGCTTTATGATCGATTACTTTCTTATCTTGACCAGTTTTTCCGTTGTTGACAAGTTCCCAGTTAGATCCATCTGCAAGTTCTGCGTCTGTTGGCGAATTTGTAGCCTGTTTTTTCTTTGTATAAGAAATTCCATATGGGGCAAATACTTTTCTCTGTCTCATAAACAATGTATCCTCCCCACCATTTTTCATTGGATTACGATACATTTCATATGGGACTTTTGCACCAATGTCTTCGTAATCAAATGCTCCATCTCCTAATGCGAAGGTTGTATATTTCGTATAAGCTTCCTGTGCCGCAACATAACCAGACTCTCCTTTTGTTCCGCTTTCTTCTACTGCAGCAACTTCTTCCGTTGGCATAGAGTCATCGATCAAAACTAAACGGCCATTCCATGTTGCAAGTGTTAACTGTCGTTCAATACCATTTGAATCAGTCTGAGTCATATATTTTAACAGCTTCAAATTTTCAAGATTTGTTGCAACTGCACTGTGCATGATCGCAATTGTGAATTTGGATTTATTATCCCCTGATGCTCTCTGTAAAGCTGTATTTAAAGTATCTGCCTGTACAACATTTTTAACATTCCCATCCTTATCTGTTGCAGTAACTTCTGTAATATCAGAAGTATGATTATCCACGAAAGTCTTGTTTTCTTTTCCTGTCATTGCAAAGATACCTTCCAGTTCTTTTACAATGGTCAACTGGTCAAGATCGGATTTATAGTCATTCACCTGTGCTGCAACATTATCCATAAAGCTTACACCGCCTGTAATGTCTTCGGAAAAGTCTCGTTCTGTCCATCCTTTCATACGTCCAACTACAACAACACCTCTTTCGAATGTATCTGTGCTGTCCGATGTAAGATCGGTCTCGCCATCATAATTCTGTGCAGTTCCACCAATTAAACCATGCATTGGTAAAGTTGCATATGATGTTCCTGTCTGAGAACTGAACGTATTTTTAATATCCTGATTACCTTTTAAGGCTCTTGATTTGATCAGTTCGTTTCTTTTTAAATTTGGAATCCTCTCTGTATAAGCACCAAATGCCTGAGGATTAAATGATTTAGAATCAAATTTTGCTCCTGCCATTTTTTACTCCTTTATTTAAATCTCTGCTCCGGGATTCTGTTCCATATAGTCACAGAGTTCCGAATATGTCATTTCACTTGGTTTCTTTCCACCAATACCGCCGGAACCACCATTTGTTCCTTTAACGATCGTTGGTGCAGGTTCATCGCTTTCAAACAAAAAGCCGTTTTCTTCCTTGATCTGTGACAGCTGTTCGTCTAAACCAATGATCTTTCCATCATTTAGTTTCAGTCCGTCCATATCAAGTAACGCTTTGACCGCTTTGCTGTTTCTAGCTTTCGCTCCTGTCAATGCTGCAGATAACGCATAATCAAATTTCATTTCTGAGATCTGTGCATCTGCATCACTCTTTGCTTTCTCAGCTTTCTCTTTCCAGTCATCTGCTGCCTGCTTGATTCCGTCAATATCCATGTCTTTAAACTTCTGAATCTCTGCATTTGCATCGTTTACCTGAGTTTCAAGATTCTCCGCTTTAAGCTTATAGCTGTCTCGCTCCTGAATGATCTTCTCTGCTTTTTTCTGTTCTGCTGCGATATCCTTTCCGTTTTCAGCCATGATCTTGTCAATCACTTCCTGAGAAAGATTTAAACCTTTTAAAAAATCTGTTTTCATGTTGCTTATTCTCCTTTCGTATTAGGTTGTTTTAGGCGTGTAACCGACCGCCACGAACCGACTGTTTAAGGTCTGATCAGCTGACCAATCTTATTTCTTTGCATAAAAATAACACCCAGATCTCTCTGCGTGTCCTCTGCAGCTTAACCCTGCTGCGGGGAGATATTTGGATCACCGTCCTTTCTATTCTGTTGACTTCATGTTTCTTTGCTCCTTTCTTAAAAATTCGTATAAAAATACCACCTGACGTCGATCAGATGGTACATATTTATAAACCTGGTGTTATATCCTTGATTCCTTTTACGGCATTATATACTTTCTTCATCATTGAATTTTCCTGCAGATACTCAAGGCCCTTTAACGTAATTCTGACATCGCTTGCATTAATCCTTGTTGCTCCTGTGATATCACGTTTTATACTTACACCCTTGATATATCCGACATCAACCATCATCTCTATATATCGTGCCCAACGTTCTTCAGAAACTCCTAATGCTTCTGATCCAACATCGTTGATATCAAATTCTGGATAATCCATTGCTTTTTCCAATGCTGATAAGATTTTATATACTGCTTTAAAGTTATCCATTGTTCTCATCCTTTGCTTTTTCTACTTTATCTTTTATCAACTGATACCACCCATTATTTTCGTTATCAAAATATGGACAATTATAATCTTTTGCCTTTAAATGTTTGCTTGGTATCTTACCATACACTTTACATAAAGTTTCGTAACCTTTTTCATCAAAATCTGCTTTTCTGCATGCATGGCATAATGGTATAGGACTTGTCACTTTTGCCATTCCAGGAAAGTCATCAAAACTCGGACCTATTTCCATTTCTTGTTTCACACCATTTTCATCATAATAATATCCTATTCCACTCATAAAACAGCCTCCGCTTTGATATAATATCTGTCCTTTTCTTTATTTACACTTTTTATTTTATACTGAAAGCCTCGTTTAAACAACACTTCTTCTTGATTTTTGTATTTTTCAGTTGCGACATCTTTTATATATAAACAGCCTTTATACCCTTTAGGGATCTCAATTTCAAGATGAACATTTCTCCCCTGATACATTATGTCATGAAAAGATGTAGATGTATAACCTTTATTCGTTAAGGTCATTCCATTCATTCTTTTTATATCCTCTTCGGAATATTGAAAACCTTTTGGAAATGCATTTAAATATTCTGGAATCGTATCACGATGAACTACCATTTTATGTTCTGCAGTACCTTTACTTAATGCAGAATCCAACAGATCCATAAATCCTTTTTCCTGATCAATTCTTTGCTGTTTTCCAGAATATATTGCACTGTTCACTCGGTTTGCTGCATTACCAGTATATCGCCAGATCGCTTTCTTTTCTTCGTTCGTCAGTTTCTCTAACTGTTTAGACATTTGATTCTTAAAGGTATTCTTTCGATCTTGCCATACAGCCTTCTGTGCAACGCTCCGATTGAATCCAACGATATCTCCTGCTTTGTTCTTCACCGCATGGATCTGAGCTCTGGCAGACTCATATCGCCTTCCTGTTTCTTTGCAGAAAGCTTTTAATGCTGCTTCCTGTTTCTTTAATCTCACAGATTCTTCATTAAACCGATTCTGTAAAGTATTTTTTAAGGTATCATCTTTCGCTTCATTGATCGCTGAATTATATCCAGCAAGTTTTCTCTTTGTCTCTCTGATCTGTCGTTCATGCCCTCTCTGCATTTGACTTGCTTCATATTCAGTAAATTGCTTTCCGTTGTATTCTACATTCTTTGCAGAATAATCATCCAACATCTCTTGTGTATAAGATGGTGTTGATATTCCAGGAAAACACGCATGAAAGTTATGTCGGCAATTCCAACCACATAAACCTGGCCCTGTTCCATATCCTGTCGCTTCATAGAAGTTTTCATACTTCGGATCAGTCCCAGATAAACAAAAGACCTTCCCTTGCCATACGGCATGTTCTGGTCTTGCTCCTTCATGTGCAGTTGTTTCAACATAATCACAGTCTTGATCTGCTGCGTATTGCAAATTAATTTCTGCTGCCGTCTGATTGACCCCTGTAAGCACTGCTCTTCGTACTGCGACATCTAATTTATCAATATGCTGTGATGGATATAAAACTTCTGTTCCTTGCACTGCTGCCTCTTTGATTGCATCCGCAATCGCTTTGTCATAACTGAATGCTCCAGAACTAACTTTCATCTGTGCTCTATTACAAGCTTGTATGTAAGCTGACTGTGATCTTACTGCGGTTGTCATCGTGAGATTATCAAGTTCCTGGCATGTTTTTCTGATATTTGCTTGCAAGATTCTCTGCATTCCATTGGACTGATTTAACTTAATATCTTCTTTGCCTGCCTGTTTGTAATATACAGCCTCATTCTTTAAATTCCTAACACCTGCTTCTTCATACATTCTCTGAACTTCATGCTTTTGATATCCAGATACCTGACTTACTCGCTTGATCGTATCTTTATAAACAAGACCTGCATTCTGTAAAACTTCAGCCTGATGTTTTGTTGACTCTGATACATTTCCCATCTTTACGATTCTTTTTGCCATATCAGATATGATCGCTATTGTCAGAGTGTCAATAATGCCAAGTAACTGATCAGAGAAGCGTTCCAAATACTTCGGATCAAGCATCTATGATCACCTACTCTTCCTGGATATTGAAGCGATCATCCTGTGCCGGCATCATTTTCAACGCCTCTTCTTCAGATACTCCATACTTTGCCGCAATGTATATTTCTTTCCGGATCAGTCCTGCTGTTGCATCCTGCTGCATACTCTGCAGTTCCTGTTCTTTGTCTATCACAATGGAGTCATCCCAATCAAAACTAATCTCGTATTTCTTTCCGCCATTCAGATTGGCAAGTTGTGCGATCACATCCATTGCATAAACTAACTGCTCTAATGCTTTTTGCAGAGCTTTCTGAATATCAGATACAGTGCTGTATGATCGCTGTTTACTTGCCTTAATTTCTTCTGCAGTCTTATCGACTGTGTTTGGATCACTTAATGTTCCATAGGCGAGACCTACGTTAAACTCAATCCTGCGAAGAATTGTATTGAATCCATTGATAAGACTTTCGTCACGGATTGGCGGTGCAAACACTTTATACTGGTCGTGATCTTCGTCAAAGTCCATCATCCGAAAGAGTCTTTCTTTTCCTTTTGGAAGATCAAATTCTCCGTTTTCTTTACGTTTAAATAGCCCAATGTCTGCATCGATTGCCAGTTCAGATCCCTCATATTCCCATAAGATTCTCGTCCATTGATAATCAGCTTCTTTGATATCATCGATTGCTCTGGAATACACAGATACTCCCAACGGAGATGAATCATCGACATTATTTGCATTTGGTATCTTGAAGTATGCGAATAACGGCTTTTTCACGTTTAAGATCGTGACAGCTTCTTCCAGATTTGCCCACTCTGGTACAGCACTAAGCGGTACTTCTTTTCCCAATACCTCAACATTATCAAGATCCTGTCTTACAAAAGCCTTATTCATAATGTGATATGTAGTGTTCTCATCATGCTGATGGTATTCCAATCTTGTATATACCTGTTTCCCGATCGTTACAGTTTCCATAAAGACCGCTGCGATAACTTCCCCTCTGGAATTAAATTTTGTTGGGAAAAAGTGATCAGCTTGAACCATGTCAACTTCTATATGCCCATCAGATACATAAGGTTTCATTGCAAGTCCACCTTTTGCACAGGCATATTCCGCATACGTTCGTATGTTATCAGTCACAGTTTGGTATTCATCATTGAGAAACTTATTCCCTGTAATCTCTGTTTTTAATTCCAGTGTAACAAGCCTTGCAAATTCTCCAGCAATAGCTGCAGGTAACCCACAAAGCTTCAGCTCTTTTCTTTTCCAAGGCGGTTGATTTTTATACATCTTCGACCAGAGATCAATTTCTCTTGCCATCTTATCCGATACGGCAACATCAACTCCGATCGCATCCCTGATATTTTCTTTTCCAAGCATTTTTCTTATCACCTGCCTTATTCGCTCAATAATTTCTTTTATCACTTAATCAACTCCATTTTCGTTCACGTCTTACGATCGTGTAAGCAAAATATCTCACTGCATCCATACAATGATCATGCTGCTTCACTGGTTTATCTTCTCCACGTTCCAATGCCTTGTCATCCCAGATATAAGAACCGAACTCTTTGATTGTTTCTTTACAACATTCAGAGAACTGTAATACACTTAGATTTAACAGATTTCCGACAAATCGAATACCATCAAGTACATCATTCTTTGCTTTCTTAACCTTAAATCCTCGTTTCTTAAGTTCTGCGATAAAGGATGCGGCTGCCGGATCGACAATGATTGATTCAACATTGATTCCTTTCAGGAACTCTTCCATGTCATCCGCATATTCTCCATCTGTCTTCTGCGTAGTCTCATCTCGGCCAGAATAGTAATATTCTTTCGTAGCAACACACTGACCTTTCTGGTTCTTCTCCCATAAAAGATATACTGTCGCATTCTGTGTACCATAATCGACACTGACGTATTTACTGCCGGTTGTTGACTGCTTTTCTGATGTGACATGCTTTTCTATATTAAACATGTCGTAAATAATTCCCTCAGCTACGGCCCACAGACCTAAGATATAACGCTTATAAAACACTCCGGTATACATTGCTCGATATCGTGCTTTAATTCGCTCAGATAAGCTTAAATTGTCGTCCATCGTAAAGTGTAGATAGACAAGTTTCTTTTCATCTGCACGATCAATCCAGTTAGTTTTAAACCAGTGATACGGCCCATCTGGGTTACAGTTGAACCAATATTTTGATCCATCAACAGAACAACGTCCTGTTGCCTGATTAACAAAAGATTCAGGCATCAATGCAACTTCATCAAAAAAGACTCCTGCAAGTGTGATACCCTGTATCAAATCCTGGGATCGCTCATCCTTACCGCCAAAGATGTAAAAATAATTTTCTTTGCCACCTCTCCGGATAACAACTAAGTTATCAGCTCTATGATCTTCAACGTGATACCCTCGACTCTTAAGCATAAGCTTTAACCAAAAGAGTACGTTTCTCCGGAAAGAACCGATCGTTTTCCCACACATACCAAAGTTCTGTCCGTTGAAGGTTTCCATTGCCCACATTGCAAAAGATAAGCACATAGAAATAGTTTTTCCCGATCGGATTGCTCCATCTGCTATGATTCCATCTTGATCATGCACTGGCGAATTTGGTAGCCACCAGGTAAGTATCTTTTTCTGCTTCTTAGAGAACGGCCGAAACTTAAAGACAGCTTTCTTTATTCTTCTTCCCATACATCTGCCACCTCACCTTTTAAGGCTTCGATGAATCCATCGTCTTCTGTCTCTTCTTCGGATGTTCCGGACATGATCGCTGTCTTAGCTCTAATCTGTTCGATCTTAGCTTTCTGTTCAGCTGTAGCAATATCCATATGGTCTGCAAGCCATTGCAAAGCTTTCATCTTATCAACCAGCTTAATGCTCGCTCCGTCTTTTCCTTGCTTCACTTCCGTGATCAGCGTTCCATCAACATCTTCAGATTGTTTGAATTTCACAGTATTGACTTCTTTTTCGAGAACTTCCTTCTCTCCAGTTTCTTTGTTTTCTACCATTACTGGACCAAAAGCGCCCATGACTTGAATATTTTCTCGCCCAAACGATACATAATCTGTCACATCTGCAAACGCAATATCCATGTACTTTTGAAAGATATCTTCCTGTTTTAGCAGTTCCCTGTTCATATGATTCTGCTTTAGCTGTTCAATCTCTTTTCTGATCACTGGATTCTTCATAAGCCTGCTTCCTAATACGGCAGCAGATGCATAAGTACATCCTGGATAAGCTTTCATGTATGCTTTCGTATAATTAAACATCCTAGATTGATACAAACAAAAAAGCTGCTGCTGATCGGTAAGTTCATCGTTAATTACAACTTGACTTACATCCTCTGCAACGGCTTCTTTTTTGTGTGCACCCTTTTTATTTTGTGTGCACCCCTTTTGGATGCATCCTGTCTTTTTGTTCCTCGACCATGCGTATCGTTTCTTCCACGATTTCACAGTATTTATCGAGACTCCATACTTGGCAGCAATGTCTTTATACTTCATTCCGGCCACGTAATCGGATTCTGCCAATATGTAGTTTTTTTCTTCATTCAAACATTACCACCTTCTTTCTTATTTCTTAAATGGACCTCCGGGGACTCGAACCCTGGACCGATCGGTTATGAGCCGACTGCTCTGACCTGCTGAGCTAGAGGTCCTTATGCCGGATTGCTCCGGCTTTTATTCTTCTGTGTGACATGTATTTGTCAGCTTCTTATACACGTCCTCATATAGTTCCTGTTTGTCTCCGTTGTACGTGTATTCTGCATAGATACCGTCCCCACTTACTGTAGTAGATACCAGGCATTTGTAATTTTGCAAGGTCTTGCAGCTCCATACAACAAATACATTACTCAGATCAACCGGTTGAACGTCGTTAAGTCCTTTGTATGGGTTATCGCTCTTGTTATACCAATCAACCATTTTTCTTTTGCAAACACTCTGGAAGTGATCCATTCCTGTAATAATCATTTTGCTTCTCCTTTTACTCAGACATCAAATCTACATTTTCAATTGCTGCCCTTGCTTCAAGCACTGCAATATACTCAGACATTGCTTTGATCTGCATGTTGTAAATGCTACGTGGGCAAGTTGGTTCAAACTCAAGTGTTCCATCATCCCACTTTTTAAGCATTCCCTTTAATCCTTCATAACGAATTACTAACTGAGCATATTCTGCCTTGAAACGTTCTTTATAATCTGTACTTATCATGCCAACAGCTGTTGCCGGTAATTTGTTTTTGTCATATTCGATATAATCAGCTTCGAACATTTCTTTTGGCAACCACTGCTCATGTCCATTCTCATATTCCATCAAGTATCCTTCATCCGTCGGATCTTCATCTGCAGGAATCTGCCATCCTCGATAATTGTTATAATCACCTCTTGTCATCGGTTCTGCTTTAACGATTTTTGTTCCAATGTACTGTTTCATTCGTTACCATCCTTTCTAAATTTAGACATAAAAAGACTCGGGGTCCGAAGATCACCCGAGTTCATTCATAAGTAAAAAGAAGAGGATTAATTATGAATATTCATTCATCATTTTTCCTTAGCTTATATATTAAACCTTTTTCCTACGACAGTGAGCGACATTTATTCATTTTCTGCAAAAAATCTTTCATTTCTCTTCTGCAGATTCTTTTCATTGTACGCAATCTTTCTTTTAGGATGCATGGCATTCATCCTGTGCGCTACCTGTGTCCATGTCATTCCATCAATATAATACAGTCGGAAAATAGTTCTCAATTCACTTTTTTCGATGCTACTTATATACCTGTCTCTTATACACATCTCCGAGCCCACGAGACAAGAGGCAATC